TAAAACAGGCACAAGATATTCTTTAGTAATTTGGAGTTGTGGATGGCCATTAAAATAACATGAAAGTTTTTCTACAAGATAATTTTTTAACTAAAAAAGAATGTAAAGAATTAATAAAATTATATGAAGCTTGCCCAATACCTGAAAAATTTAACACAACCTATCCAATGCCTTTAACAATAGGTCAACTACCAAAATTAGAAGAAAAAATTAATAACATGAGTATGGATATAAATGGATCCGTAATAGATTGGTTTCAAATTGTTAAGTGGCCTTTCCCTAATTCAGGGAAGGAGGTACACCAGGACACAGGTTCTGATAAAACTACTTTAAGTAGCATTATTTATTTAAACGATAATTATGACGGTGGCCATACTTTTTTTAAAGATGGCACCAGTTTTGCTCCTGTGACAGGTAGAGCTATTTTTTTTGATGGAAAATATTATGAACATGGTGTATCTTCATCAGATAAAAACAACAGATATACTGTTGCAACATGGATGAAAGAAAATGAGTTTTAAAAAGAAAAAATATATAATAATTAAAAACGCAATTTCAAAAGAATTAGCTGAGTTTTGTTTTCATTATTTTTTAGTAAAAAGAAAAGTAGCTGATACTTTGTTAACTAATAATTATATTCCATCTTTTAATACAGATTGGGGTACTTTTACAGATCCGCAAGTTCCAGGGGCTTACTCACATTACGCCGACATAGTAATGGAAACTTTATTAATGAAAGTAAAACCTATTATGAAAAAACATACAGGATTAGATTTATTAGAAACTTATTCTTACGCTAGATTTTATGAAAAAGGTAATGTCTTAAAAAAACACAAAGATCGTATGAGTTGTCAGGTGTCTACCACTATGTTTTTAGGAGGAGACCCTTGGCCAATTTATGTAAACCCTAATACTAAAAAAGGGGGATATAATAAACAAGGTAAATATATTGCTAGTAAATCAAAAGGTATTAAAATAGATTTAGAACCTGGAGATATGTTAGTATACAGAGGATGTGATTTAGAACATTGGAGAAATAAATTTAAAAGTAATTATTGCGCTCAAGTTTTTTTACATTATAATGATAGAAATTCTAAATACGCAGAAAAAAATAAATTTGATGGTAGACCCCATCTTGGTTTACCGGATGCATTTGTAAAACAATAAGGAGAAAGTATGGATGACCCACATAAAAAAATAGAAATACTACAAGAAGAACTTGCTACTTGGAGAAATTTAAGAGGTTCTGAAGTAGAATTAAATAAACAATTGAAAGATTACAATAAAAAACTTGAGCTTTCATTAGAATATTTAATTAAAGTTAATGAAGATTTATTATCTAAAATGGTAAAACTGAGAGAATTATTACTTAAATAAATGTCTCCAAACATTAAAGTAAAAATATTTCCTACTTTATTGCAGTTTACAAATAATTTTTTAAACACAATTGAATGTAGAAAAATAATAAAATCTATCTCTAAAAACAAATTATCAGAACATTTATGTTTAAATGGTAATGCTAAATCTACTCATGCAATTAATAGTAATATCTTAACTAAACCTATTAAAGAAAAACTTCAAATAAAAATAAACGAATATCAAATTGACTATGGAGTTAGAGAATTAAAAATAGATAATTCATGGATAAATATTCAAAATAAAAATAGTGTTTTAAAAAAACATTCTCATCCAGATAGTATTATTTCTGGAGTAATATATTTAAAAGCAGACGAAAAAAGCAGTAAGATATATTTTCATAATCTTAATCCGTATAGGACTTTTGTAGATTTTAAAAAAGAAACAGAATTTAATAGTGAAAATTATTTTGTTAAACCACAAACAGGAGATTTAATTTTATTTCCTAGTTGGTTAATGCATAGTTCAGATAAAAATAATTCGTCTTCTAGAATAGCTTTAAGTTTTAACACAATATATAAATGAAAAAATTTAGTTACTGGCATTGGGATAATTTAATTTCTAAAGAACGTATATTAGAAATAAATCAATTAATTGAAAAAAAATATAATTTTATAGAAGGTGAAGAAAAAGCAGCAAAAGATAGTAATGGCAAAAATAAAAAAAATAGTTTAGTAAAAATAATAACTTATGAAAAAATAAAACCTTTAATACATAATGTGGTAGATGAATTTATGCATTGCGGAAGATTTAATTTTGGTTATGACATATTTGATTTATCTTATTCAGACCCATTAAATTTAAATATTTATTCTTCAAAACATAAAGCTAAGTATGACTGGCATACAGATGGACATGAACACCCTAAAATAGATACAAAGCTAAGTGTTTTAATAAATATATCTTTAAAAAAATATGAAGGAGGGAAGTTACATTTTTTTGATAATAATAAATTTGAAGTGCCACATTTAAATACACCAGGTAATGCTGTTATGTTTAAATCTGCTACTAATCATATGGTAACACCAGTTACAAAAGGAGAGAGAAGAACCTTAGCTATGTTTATCTATGGTCCTTCTTTTAGATAATGGAAGCTGTATTTGGAAAATTTGGACCTTTAGTATTTCACACAAGAATTAATAAAGATTTGTGCAAAAAAATATTAAAGCTATGTAATAAAAAAAACCCGGCTAATCACAAATTAGTTGGACATATGAAACATCAACATGACATAGACAAAGATAAATATATGCAGTTGATAAAAGAACCTTTACACAAATATGTGGCCGCTGCTAGACAATGGTACAATTTTGACACATTTCCATTTGAAGAAAACGTTGGAATAGAAACAAGCGCTGCTTGGGTAAATTACATGAAAGCAGGAGATTTTAATCCTCCTCATATACATACCAACTGTCTTTTATCTAGTGTGTTGTTTTTAAAAACACCTAAAGGTTTGGCTAAAGAAAGAAAAGATTATGTAGGAAAAGATCTGGGTCCAGGAAAATTAGAATTTACATACGGAGAAGACAGGTATCTTTCTAATGCAAATATGAATGTTTTACCTGTAGTAGGAGACATTTGTATTTTTCCAGCTAATGTAAGACACGTGGTAGCTCCTTTTAAATCAAAAGGAACACGAGTTTCTGTTGCGGCTAACTTTAATTTGATATCAAAACCTGTTGAAATAAAGCCTAATTTGATATAATACCTAATAAACAGGTTTTTATATGCTACAAAAATTAGGAATTGTTCCCGGATACAATAAACAAGTTACTGAATTAGGCGCTGAAGGACAGTGGTTTGATGGTAATAATGTTAGATTTAGATATGGTTCACCAGAAAAACTAGGCGGTTGGGATCAATTGGGTCAAGATAAATTAACAGGAGCTGGTAGAGCTTTGCATCATTGGGATAATAATGCAGGTATTAAGTACGCAGCAATAGGTACAAATAGAATGTTATACGTATATTCTGCGGGTACATTCCATGATATTACTCCGATAAGGGTGAGTATAGCAAACGTTACTTTTTCAAGTGCAAGCGGCACCCCAACAGTTACAGTTACATTTTCAACGTCTCATGGTATGCAAGAAGATGATGTTATATTATTTGACGGTGTAAGTGGAGTTACTGCAGTAGGATCTACTTTTAACGATGCTTCTTTTGAAGATAAAAAATTTATGGCAACGTCTGTGCCAACAGCTACAACAATTACAATTACAATGCCAAGTAATGAAACAGGAACTCAATTAAATAATTCAGGAGATGCTACAGGCAAACCTTTTTATCATGTCGGTCCATCTCAACAACTAGGTGGATTTGGTTGGGGTACAGCAAACTTTGGTGGAACTGCCTCTGGTATTGCAACTACAACTTTAGCAACTGCTTTAACAGATACAGTCACAACTAATATCGTTCTTGCAAACTCAACAGCGTTTCCAGATGCTGGAGAAATTAGAATTGGTACAGAAGATATTAGTTATACAAACAATGACCCGGCAACAGGGACCTTAAGTGGAGGAGCCCGAGGTGTTAATGGTACTACAAAAGCTACACATAGTAGTGGTGCAACTGTAAGTAATATTTCAGCTTTTGTTGCATGGGGTGAGTCTTCTACAGACGATGTAACACTTAACCCAGGTTTATGGGTATTAGATAATTTTGGTACAAAATTAATTGCACTTATTTATAATGGTGAATGTTTTGAATGGGATGCACAACCAACAAATGCTACCTCCATTAGAGCAACTCTTATTGCAAACGCTCCTACTGCATCTAGACATGTATTAGTATCTACACCAGACAGACACTTAGTATTTTTTGGAACAGAAACAACAGTCGGGGATAAGACAACACAAGACGATATGTTTATTAGATTTTCAGACCAAGAAAATATTGATGGGTCTACAGCTTATACTGTTACTGCAGAAAACACAGCAGGTACACAAAGACTTGCTGCAGGTTCTAAAATTATGGGAGCTATAAAAGGTAGGGATGCTATTTATGTATGGACAGACACTTCATTATTTTTAATGAGATTTGTAGGTGCACCTTTTACTTTCTCTTTCGAACAAGCTGGAACTAACTGTGGATTGATTGGTAAAAATGCATGTGTTGAAGTTGATGGTGTTGCTTATTGGATGTCAGAGAATGGTTTCTTTACCTACGATGGTCAATTAAAATCTATGCCATGTCTTGTTGAAGATTACGTTTATGATGATTTAAATAGCACAGCTAGAGATTTAATTAATTGTGGTTTAAATAATTTGTTTACAGAAGTTAATTGGTTTTATTGTAGTAATGGTTCTAATCAAATAGACCGTGCGGTTACATTTAATTATTTAGAATCAACTAATAAAAGACCTGTATGGACTATAAATTCAATAACAACAGAAACTGATTCATCAGGTGCAAATACAAAAATAGGTTTACCTAGAGCATCATGGTCAGACTCAGCTGTATTTAATAAACCTCATGCAAATTATTATGATCCTGATAGTAATGCTTCTTATGATGTAATTGGTAACACTGACGGCTGTACAATTTATTATGAACACGAAACAGGAACTGATCAAATTGATGCTGGAGGTGTAGTTACACCATTAAAAGGAACAATTACATCAGGTGAATTTGATATTACACAGAAAAGAGCTGCGTCAGGACAGAGTATAGGTATGCCAGACATTAGAGGTGATGGTGAGTTTATTGCAAAAATTAGTAGAATTATACCAGACTTTTTAGAACAAGTAGGAAATACAAGAGTGTCACTAGTTACTACAGATTACCCGATTAACACTCCGGTAGTAAGACCTTTTGATATAACAACAACTCAAACAAAACAAGACGTTAGGATAAGAGCTAGAGCAATTGCTTTACAAATTTCTAACACAGCTGCCGCACAAAACTGGAAGCTAGGTACATTTAGGTTA